TGAGCTACTTCCGCTCGTCGGTTTTATTATACTCCACTCTTCACAGTTTTGCAAGCGCGCCTGCAACTTCACCTGCCGCCCTCAGCATTGTTCGCGCCCGAGGCGTTAACATTGTCTTTGACCCTCCGAGTCGAGATTACTTTGCTTTTGCATCACGAGGAAAGCCCCGGCAGGCGACAGGCCGAATTTGAAAAACAGTGCCGGGATCGCTCCCGGCGCTTTCATTCTTTACTAAAGAAGGGACTTCACCTTTATCTTAACCTGAGGGCTAGAAATCTTAATATGTTTGGTGGGCCATCCGCGACTCGAACGCGGGACACCCTGATTAAAAGTTTGGGGACACTTGTAAAATCTTGTTGTATCTTCTTTTAAGATACGGCATTTAATCAAGGGTTTACGCCTTTCTACTACGCATAATCGTTATTAATTACGTATCTTTTAACTCAAAACTGGTGTCAAACTGGTGTCGAGACACCAGTTTTTTTATGCCCTATCAAAGGCAACAAAGAAAATAAAAAGCCCTCCACAAACGGGAGGGCTAAAATTTGGCTTCTGGGCGATTTTTTGAGGGTGCAGGTAATATCATTACCCTATCCTAAAAAGTCGCTTCTAGGCCGTTTTAGAGGCTATTCTTGGTTTTTACCTGGCGGTTTAAGGGCAACATTGTTGGATTGACCGGCAGTAGCGGCCACAAGGAACCCATTGGCTACGCTAAGCGCCCATACCTTCCAGTCCAAAGCTGAAGCTCCAGTTCCAACTTGAGCTAGGAAAAGTACAATGGAACCGACCAGGACGGCATAAAGATCGGTGGGAATGTGCAGGCACTTGTCAATCAAAGACTTGGTGTAAGCCACGATCAGATAGGTAAGGTACGCTGCTCCTCCAAGGGTCATCAACGCCTCGAAGGTAAACAGGGTGTCGGGCACATTCATACTATCCCCTCCTTAAAAGGGTATATCCTCGGGATTATACGCCACTTCTTGACCAACACTATCGTTCTTGGGCCACTCTAAGAAATACACTCTTTCAGCAAGTACCTCGAATACCTTCTGCTTCTTCCCGCCCTTCTCGTATGTGCGGGTTTCCAGCCGTCCCTCTACACACGCTTGCATACCTTTCTTAAGATGATTGGTGCAGGTTTCGGCCAGTTTTCGCCAAACGACAACTGGAATAAAGTCAACAACGTTTTTGCCTTCCTTGTCTTTTACACCCCGGTTTACCGCCAAGGTGATACGGGCCACCGGGATACCGGAACTCGTATAACGCATATCGGGATCGCTTGCCAACCTTCCTACCAGAACAATGTGATTCAGCATGATACTCCTCCTATCTTAGAATTTGGGTAATCAATAAAAACAGGGACGTAATCACGCCCCCCATTACACCAATGAGCCATGCATAGATTTTGTCTACCTTCCCTTCAATCTTTTCCACTCTTCCTTCCACTCTTTGCAGGCTTCCATTTTGCTTCTCCTGCCACATTTCTAAGTTCCTAATTTTCTCCGAGTGTTCAGCTAGCATACTAATCACTTCTTCCTTGTCCAATCTCACCGCCCCCTCCTATTTCTGGATTCTCACAATTTCCTTCCCTCCTACTTTGAGTTTTAGGACAATGTCGCCTTGGGTTACTGTAATCTCTTTTGTTTTATCGTCGTAGAACACCATAGCACCCAATGCCTCGCAGATAGCTCTAAGAGGGGCTACAGTGCAACCGTTCTGAAGTTGGATAGGAACATCTAGAGGAATCTTTTCAATCCCATCGTCCTGCCAAGCAACTCCAGCATATTTGCAGATACCTTTGCTGATTGCTCGCGCAATGTCTTCTTTATGCTCCATTATCCATGCTGCCTGTTCAGGATCATCATGAAAAGCTACTTCTACAATGCAAGCCGGAGCAATGGTGTGCTTGAGTTCATACAGGTCTGGACGCCTCTTAATCCCACGGTCTGGCCAAGGGGTGAGAGTAGCTAGTTCGTCATAGATACACTTGGCTAGTTTATAACCTTCGTCAGAATAATAAAGCACCTCGGTTCCTTTTCCGCCTCCGGCGTTGGAATGGATAGCTACATGGATATCAGGCTTCCATTCATTCGAATCCCTTACAATTTCCGTAAGAGTCATTTCTGGTTTGTTACGCTTGATGTGGAAGCCATACCTCAGCAAATCCGGCTCTATTGCATCTGCTATTTCATTCATTCGCTTTTCCTCTGTACCGTATTTGCCTGCTCCGATATTCTTTTCTTGATTAGAAGGACTCAGGTAAACTTTCATTTTACTTCCCCCTATTTCAAAAACCTTGCCTTGATCGTAGCCGTCTTATCCTTACTGTTGTAGTACACAGAAGCCCCAAACATTTCGGCGGCAAAACGTAAGGGAATCAGCATCCTGTCGCCACCAGGAACGGATTGTAGAACAGGCACAGTATCCATTAGTTTCTTTTGCCCATTAACCCATACTTCTTTGGAATTTACCTTAAAAATGATTTCTGTTTCAGGAATATCAGGCTGCACCACGTTTTCTTTTATCCGGCCAAAAGAAAACATCCCAAAGCCGTATTCCATATCAACGCCGGGCGTACCCAAATCTTCCGAGTACATTTGGAGTAATAGCCGAATTTGGTCGGGAGTCAGTTTCTTCCCGTAGCGTTTCTTGGCTTTGGCCTGCAAAATCGCTACTGCGCCAGCAATATGTGGGCAAGCCATAGACGTGCCAGACATTAAAGCATACTTGCCGTCAAGATACGTGGAATAAACCTGCACGCCGGCCGCAGCTACTTCTACGTCCTTCCCGATAGACGAAAACGGAGCATGTCTCTTTTCAATGTCTACGGCAGCTACTGAAATAACTTCCGGGTATTTTGCCGGGTAGTTGGTACCTTTCTCACCTTCATTGCCAGCAGCTGCGACAAGGACAATGCCAGCATCGTAAGCACGTTTAACGGCGTCATGAAGTTGTGAATAGTCTTTAGGGCCTCCAAGAGACATGGAAATAACATCTACACCCTTAGAAATTGCCCAGTCAATTCCTTGGATAAGCCAATCGTAATACCCCTCCCCCATGTCGTTTAATACCTTGGCAGCATAAAGGTCAACTTTCGGCGCAACACCCTTGATTTTTCCGTTTGCACAGATTGAACCAGAAGCATGGGTAGAATGTCCATGACAGTCAATCGGGGTGGGTGAATTGGTAAAGTTAATAAACTCTTTCACTTTAAGATCGGGATGGGTAGGAGCGCCACTATCGAGAATTGCTACTTTTATACCTTCACCTTGTGTCTCGGGCCATTCCAATTCAGCAGCAATCATCTTTACGCCGTACGGTATTTCTGGTACCGAATCCGACAGGGCCAGAACTTGTGTTAATGGCACACGAATATCCACTTAGACCGCCTCCAATCTGGGGTAATCATTTTGGATTTCTTTGAACGACACAAACTCTACGTCAAAGCTCTCAATCCTCCCGTCCTCGGTGAAGCAAAAATTAAGGATGGCCCCGCCTATGTCGGGTTCCATCCCTCTTCGCTCTTCAAATGTGGTCAGCCCCTCGAAACAACCAGGCATGATACAATGTACTCCACGGTAGGGAACGTAAGCTTGCTGGTGCCAGTGACCGAGAATTAGAACATCAGGCTTCTCACGTTTACGGAATCCATCAACAGCATTGTAAAGTTTGGTTGCCACCCGTGGCGTGGGCGGCCCTCCTTCTGGGTGAAGCAGGTAAATCCGGCAATTAGGGGTAAGGTTTACCCACGCACTATACCTACCATGATACTTAATATCCTTACGCCGAGCCGCAATAAGCTTAAGTGGGTCTAGTCCCCCTTTCTTAATGCAATTCAAATCGTGATTGCCGCCGATTAAGTGGGTTGTAATGCCGGGCCTTTGGGGATAATACTTGACGGCGTATTCAGCTTGATCTGTTTCGGTGTGCAGAAAAAGTTCATTGTGTTGCCCTTGATAAACATTAACGCCAGCGGTCAAATCGCCGGCATGGAAAACATCGGTTATTCCTTGGTGTTGGAAGTAATCATACAAAGCATTAAGAGAAGATAACTGTTGCTTTATACTTCCCAAATGGCTATCTGAAATGACACCGATTTTGATTCGTCGGGATGTGGTTAATAGATCAATTTTCACTTCTTCCCTAACCGGGCGCTTGTTTAGATACCACCCTCCCTGCTGTACAATGTTATAACCCTTCTCCTGAAGCTCGGCTATCCAGGAAAGAATGGTTTTGGAAGATTTGCCCAACATATTAGCCAAAACTTCTGTGGTTCTTGGTTCTCGCAAGTAGGGAAGTAAATCCTGCGGGTTTCCTTCTTCGTCCTTAATATGTCTCTTCACCCATCTTCTCAAGCTCCTTTCGTTTCGTCCTAGATACCGGGCCACCCCGGCCAGACTGCCGTGTTCGGCTAGAAGTTTCCTGTACTCTTCCGGGGTCAAGCAACCACCCCCTCGGTAAGTTTGTCCTCGCTTCTTGCATACAAGCCTTCGGAATGGGTATAATAGGCACAAAGAGAAATTCTAGGAGGTCAACCAAATGAGAAAATTTGTCGCCGGATTGTTGGTTGGAATAATGATAGCTATAGCAATTCCTGCTCTTGCCGCAAATGCAATTAGGATTGTTATAAACGGGCAAGAAGTGTTTCATGAAGTTCCACCAACGGTTATACATGGAACAACAATGGTGCCCCTTAGATTTATAGCAGATACCTTTGGAGCAACCACGGAATGGGATAGTACCACCAACACAATAAAAATTTGGCAATCACGTGAACAATCACTATGGTTAGACTTACTAGAGGCCCAAAGCAGATGTATTTATAACTGGATAGATGCGTGTAGGTGGTCTGATTACCGTATATACACAGATGCTAGTTATGATTACTACCAAGGCGTCATTCAGGCTTTGTCTAATAAGTTGCAGACGGCCCCGTTTAGCGAAGAGTTCCGTAAAGCTCAAATCACCAGGCTAGGAGAATTGTCGGTTAAACTGGTAGAATGCAGCGCATTGGCTAACACATTGGAATACATGCGGTCTAAGCAGTAGGTTCCTGCGGTGTAGTAAGTATCGTATTGGCTTCCTCCTGTGTTATCCATCCCCTCGTTACAGCATAGTTAATTTGCGTGGCCGTAACCCCGCCTTCGATCCAGCACCTAAGCAGGAAGGCATACATTAGTTGACACCTCCAAACATGAGAGTAAGAAGCGCGTCTTCGGCATCACGAAGACGCGCTTTTAATTCGGTGTTTTCGATCCGTAACTTTGGAATAATAAGTTCATCGGGTAAGGGCTTCTGTAGGTACAAAAGTATGGCTGTGGCTACTGCTTCTGCTATTTTCTTTTTTTGCCTTAACCATTTAGAAGTGTTATGAATTAAATTTAAGGGCAAGGTTAAAGAACAGTCTACATCCAATTCAGACTCTTCCTTACTTATAACAGCAATTCCCAAGTTGCTTATTTCTTCAGTAATTAGTTTGCCAAGGTCTACATTTTTATAGCTTACGTTGATTCCATCCGTTGAAGTAATGGCAAATGAGATTGCGTAATCATACTCAGATAAATCAAAAGCAGATTCTGGTAAGTTGACATGCACCGGAATGTTTTGAATGCCAACCATACCTCTTACATTTCTGCAAATACCACATATTTCTTCGTAAATATTTGGATCAGATGAACGCACAAGGAGAAAAATCTTCATCTACCTCTCACCACCTCAAACCAATACAAAATAAGTAAATTCCAAGGGACGAAGATTATAATATTGATCCTCAGCATAAGCTTCGACTTTGAATGCTGGTACTGTGTTGTCAATTTTTAGGAGCTTTAGATGGGTGGTTGTAGTATACGATATATTGGTTAAAGACAGAAATACTTTAATATCTTTGTTTTTCATCCATTCCGGCAATTGTATCCATGCTTGAGGTATAGACGTGGTTATAACCCCGAGGGCATTTGTTGTGTATTGCCCAATGTATACACCATAAATATGCTCGTACCCTATTGCAGGATTATAGCCAACTAAGTTATAGGTAACGGGGTTGGCTTCAAATACAAAATCATCAAAGTAAATAGTATCTGTGTAAGAATCTACATCAACCGCATAACATCTAAGTTCATGCATACCCTTAGATACGCCTGTAATTGTAAATTGCGTCCAAGATGTTGTATGCCCAAGACTTCCCTTATATACCCCATCAAGTGCAACACCAAAGCTCCAATTGCTACTAGAAGAACTGGTTCGTCTATACCAAAAACTTACAGTGGTATTGTCTTGGGTGACGTAAAAATCAACATACCAATATGAAGAATCAATGTTATTCCCTATCATCGCTAAACAATAGGTTCCAGTTCGCGCTTGACCAGAAACTATGCTACAACGCCTACCAAGTACCCATCCAGAAGGGATACTACCGCTTTCAAACCCCTGCGTATTCGCTGGCAAGGGGCTTGTAGTATAAATTGGCTGAGGAATGAAGTGTATCAATCCACTCTCGCTCATTTGGGTATATTCTCCAGTTGGGTGAGTGACTGTTATCTCCCCATCCTTGAGCATCATCCCAAACTTACGGATCGTGGGACGGAGTGTGCCATCAAAGCCCAGCTTATAGGTAGTCCATTCATCGCAGGGAAGGGGTTTGCCGCTCGCGTACGCCGCCGCTATCTCCTCATCCGTCCTAGCAATGCCGGAAATGCGGAGGTCGTCGTATAAGGCGTTGCCCTGGCGATAATTGGGTCTGTAACCTATTTGTGCCTCTGTAGCAGAAGGAGCTGCAAACAAGTAAGTTGTTTCCGCTCTTTTGACTCCATCTACAAAGAAAGCACATCCAGAAGCACTCCACCTAAAAGCAATTGCATATGGAGTGTTTTGTTGAAAAGTAGCATCATAGTTAAGTCCTACGGTTCCAACAGAAGTGCCATATATCTCAACTTGAAACCTATTAATCGATCCAGTATCTACGCCACGCCGAATCAAGAAGCCGTTGGTACCTGGAGTACCCCACGTAAAATCATTAAACCACGGGTCGCCGCCAGGGTTAACGTGGGGGGTTTGTGGTATTACAACAAACTCCACCGTACCCTCCTGCGGGTTCAGCACCCCCGCCGTGGGGATGGTCAGGGTTTCGGGGGAGCGGGTGCCGTCGGTGAAGGAGGTGGCGTAGGGTTTTTGTTCTATCTGGAAGTTTTTGCCCTCATAAGTTAGTCCGGTTCCTCCGCTAACCCAATAAATAATAACCCTGACCGTGCCCGCCGGAGCCGCAGGAGTAGTATATTGCTGCCTCGTTTTGCTGGTATCAATTACAGGATTGTATGTTGCCAAAACCGCGCCGCTAGAATCCCTAAAACCAATATTGGCCCATCGAAGCTGGCCAGACGATAGAGGATTTCGGACATCAGCAGAAACGCTAAAAACAGCACCTGCAGAGCAGCTTATGTTAGTATTTCTTCCCCAGCTATAGTCTATAGTAGTCCAGGTATCTTTGTAGATGTATGACGGTTTGCAAAGGTTCGTCGTCCCCTCCTCCACCATCACCGCCTGGCCGAACCTGCCAGGATAAAATCGTGGGACATTAGAAGCAACTTGCACTAATGCCATCCAACCCACCACCTTTTGAAGCACTTGCTTCAAACATCCTAATAATTTGCAAAGTAGCCAGCAAAATATTAAGGCCCTCATTACGGAGAGCCTTAAGCATTTCTTTATCTTCCTCGGTTACATACCCTTTTACTTCTACCCATAAATTTTGCTGGGGCAAGTAAAAATCAATCAAGTATGTCCGTTCACGTCCTTGCGAATCTGTATATTCAAATCTCTTAGGTTCGTACTGCCACGGTATTCCTAACATATCTAGTGCCTTGGCAAATCTAACTTCGTAAGTTGAACGAAATAAAACATCTTTGTACCACATTCTTTTTCCGTAACCTAATTTGGGTGGAGTTTTGCCATAACGAGGATTGTTTTTGCCAACCATTTTCCCTTTTAGTGCTATCGACAACTTTCTTCTGGTTTCTTCGCTTGGAACATAGCCAATTCTAGCTTTATCTCTGCATTCTATACTACAACAAGAAGAACCTAAGTTTTTAACAGCCCAGGGATTGCGACGATATTGTTTCCCACACACCTTACAAGTTAGCAATGGCCCCTTTGTGGCTGCACACTTCTTAGAACAAAAACGTTTGTTTGCTTGACTGGGTTTTGCATAAAATTCCTTTCCGCAAACTGGGCATTTCTTGTAAGTACCTTTCTTTTGTTTGGGTTTTGGTGTACCGGACTTCCAATAACATTCATTACTACAATATTTTCTGGGGTATCTTTTGGTTAACTCATATGGTCTTACTTTAAAGGTTTTGCCACAAAAAGCACAAGTTAGTTGTACTGGCAAGATATTCACCCCTCTACATAGGCAACGCTGTTTCTTGTAAACGTAGCAGTCTGTTCCCCAAGAGATTCCATACCCATACTGGCCCGGAGATTACCAGTATCATCATGCACGGTAAGGCCAGCCCCATTTAATCTCAATATACCGTTGTCGGACACTACGTTAACCAAGCCAGCATTAAGCTCGCCGCTGGTAATCTTGTTAGCTGTAATGTTGGCTATCTTAGCATCAGTTATCGCCGCATCGGCTATATGCGCAGTCTGGATCACACCATTGGCAATATGAGCAGAACCTATGGCGGCGTTAGCTATGGCCGCACTACCAACAGCAGCATTGGCAATCTTGGCCGAAGTGATGGCCGCATCCGCTATTTTGGCGGTACTAATGGCACCATCCTGGATTTTTGCATTAGTTATCTGTGCATCGCCTATCTTGGTAGAAGTTATAGCACCATCCGCAATATGGGCAGTACCTACTGCTAGATTAGCAATCGCCGCACTACCAACCGCAGCATTGGCAATTTTAGCAGAAGTAATGGCTGCATCTGCTATTTTTGCAGAATCTATAGCGCCGTTTACAATATGAGCATTGGCGATTGCACCATTTTGAATGTGTGCTGTGCCTATAGCTGCTGTCGCAATTTTTGTGCCAGTAACAGCTTGGTCAGCGATCTTTTGTGCTGTAATCGCCGCATCTCCCAATTTAGGGGTTGTAATACTACCATCCTCTATTTTTGATGCTGTCACAGAAAGATCAGCTAGTTTATTTACATCTACTGCTCCATTGGCTAATTTGGCAGTAGTTACAGCAGCGTCGGCCAACTTGGAAGTGTCAATAGCAAATTCTTCAATCATCTCATTGCCGACAAGCTTCTTGGCAATGGATTGATTCCACACCAATTCATGCAACCCGCCATTATTCACGGCAATAATAAACCCTGCATCCGTGAGGTTGGGCAGGGTTGCGCTGGCGCTGTAAGTTGTCGCTTGGTTGTCCCAGTAGATGTATTTCAGATTGGTATTGCCTGCGGTAATGACATATTCATTACCTTTCCAGTAAACCTTGTGCTGGTTCCAGGACACGTAACCAGGAGCAGGAGTATTGTCAGACCAAGAATCACCACTTAGGAAGATAAGACCAACGTTGATTTTGCTGGCATCTATTGCACTTTTGGCTATTTTTTCACTAATAATGCTTTCGTCCACAAGTTTATAAGCCGTAATTTGTCCTTTGCTGTTCCTTATAGTGTTAAGGTAGTTGACTACTTCGCGACTGTCTGCTAGGACAGCTTCGATCTTGTCAATTGGATCGCCGATTTCCAACTCACACTTCCAGGGCTGGAATACGTCATACTTGTATCCAATAATTCTGGCCTTACTATTGATGCCAAGTTCTTCGTCTATCACATCAACGATGTGACCCAGGTCGAAGTCCTCGTGCTGGTAGCCGGGCAACGTCCGCAGGTCAACCTGAGTAACCTTGTAATTGTGCCGTGGTTTGCACACCTTTTCCAAATACTTTGTGGCCTTGTCCTTCAACTCCTGCGGATCGGAAATGTCCTGATTAACCCATATTCCTTCCAAGATTTCATCGGTATAACTGTGATTCTCAATATAAAGCTGACCATTGTTGACAGAAGCAATGTTCAAATCGTCTTCTCCGAACGGGTATAGTCTGGTGATAATGTCGTAGTCATCGGTTCTGGTGATATTCTTCAGGTTTTTGGCGTATCTGATCTGATAGCCAGTATATGGTGCCCAGTTTTCTTCGCTACGGAGGGAAACAGTCTTGTTAATGCTATCCCATACAAGGTAGCCACCCCAAATTTCCTGTATCTTGTAAATATTCGCCAGAACGGATAGCTTTTCCGTTTCTAAATCATGCGTGCCTTCAACATCTACCGTACCAACAGACCATCCCGTTCCCTGTAGGAGGGCGTACAATGCGTGTCCTGCGCTGCCAACAGGATAACGTCCCCCAGACAGGTCACTACCCCCAGAAACAATAACAACAGCAGACCAGGGAGGGGAAGTGTTTTGGGGATCGTTGGATAACGTGGCGTACTTCTTCCCTAGCAGTATCCACGATTCCTGGGCAGTTACCAGTCCGAAAAGTTTCTTCCCGTCTCGTTCTTTCTTTATCGCTTCGGGGTTAAGGACTACGAATTCTCTACCCCCAGCGTAAATGCGGTAGGCATCGGAAATGTAAGTCCACTTGGTGCTGCTTAGAGGCATGGAAAAGGTTAAAACGGATTTACCGTTCAGTTCCCGTTCGATTTCAACTTCCTTGATGTTATCGGATTCAGGAGATAAAAAGGCCGCCGTTGCACCGGCGGCCGTGCGTATTTCAATATACGGCGGGATAACTAAAGGCATTTACCCACCACCCCCGATTAAATCCATCTATCGTACCACTTGATAATCGTTGTTCCCTCCGTTGCTGCCACCACGGTATTGTCTCCGGGTTGCAACTTTGGGAACACTTCGTTATAGTTCGGCAATGCATTTTGTCCGTCAAGGGTAGCCGTGAGTTTTTCTGTGTCTACTACCAACTCGCTGTTTACACCGATTGTCCCGGTATAGGTCATTGCGTATCCACCAACGGTCACGCTTGGATTGGTTGCAGGGCCGTGGATAATTAAAATAAAAGGTGTCTCCACATTTCCGGCATTTGTCGCTATCCCACTTCCCGTTAGTTGGTTTTCTTCTGCGCTGGTTATAAATGGATCACACATCCTGAAAGGAATAGTAAATTCCTTCCCGTCAAGGTAGTTGGTAATGTCAATATTCCCCGAGTACCTTACGTGATAAACCTTACCGGGTTCGTTAGCAAAAGTTAGCGTTTGAGTGCCTAGGAGAGGATTAAGGTATTGAGCTATTTCCTGCCTTTTGGCAGGCCAATCGGAAGGATTAATCTCGATGCAGCAATGCAACTCCAATATCCTTGCTTCAAACTCGGCCCCAAAATCAATTTCACCGTGCCTTCCAGGTATCTTCTCAAAATAGTCCCTAGTACTGGGTAAAAGCTCGTATCTGCTGTCTCGTAGGACGGTTAGACCCAGAGGTTGCAGGATGTTTTCTTCATCTACCCACAAAGCCATACTCATCTCCCCCTCGCCGAATTGAGAAGATTTAAGCTGCGAACAAGTTCCCGTCCTAGTATCTGGATGTCCGTGGCATCCGCAGGTTCATACCGCTCAATGTTGAGCAGCTTATCAACTTGCGGCCCTCTAGACTTTTCCAGCGCAGCCACAATCCTGTTAAGGGCACGGTCAATGTTGTCGGTGAAAAGCACATTCTTGTTCAGTAGTGCATTGGCTAGTCGGTCGAAACTTACCGTAAGCTGGGGTGAAAGCACCCGTTCCCCTTTGAGAAGAACTGCTGCACCGCTTTCTACGACATAGGCTCCTTCGTGGGCCTTGCCGTATTTCTGTAGCATTTCTTGTTCTAACTGTTTCGCAGTCTTGGTATTGTTTGGATCAAGCGTAGAACCAGATTCGCGAATAGCATTAGCCTGTTTGTGATATTGTTCGGCCAAGCTCCTGTTTCCAGAAGCATAAGCTTCCTCAGCCAGCTTTTTAAGGCTCAAGAGTGCTTTATCTCGGTAATACTGCTCATCTACTGTGGAAGACTTGCTGGAACCAGGACTACTAGAACCCTTTGAAGAACTGTACTCGGTTGTTTCACGTTTCCGAATATCTTCCAGGTAATTTTCCGCTTCGCCAACCAAGCTAGAAAGGTAATTGCCAACCAAATCGCTCGGCAGTCCTTCTTTGAACCCCTCAAACCACTTTTGAGCTTTTCGTTTGGCGTCCTTGTACCAATCATCATCATAGGCAGCGGCAGCGGCAATCATGTTAATATTGTGTTCTGAAAAGTCTTCCTCTAGTCGTTCCCATGCTTCTTCCCATTCCTGACGTTGCTTCTCGGCCTGTTCCCGAATATCCTTAATCTGTTTCTCGTATTCTTTTCTCCGATCTTCCCTAGACCATTCATTCTGCTGAAGCTCCCAACGCCTGTTTTCTTCAGCAATTTCTTGGTTAATTCGTTCAATCTCTCTCTGGTGTTCAATCCCCGTACGAAGCTCATGGTAGTAGCGTTCTTTGAGAAGTTCGGCTATCTTCTGATTGTGTTGTCTTTCAGCTTCTTCCCTGTCTTCTTGGGTAGCTTCTACATCTAGTGCGTCAATCAGGCGTTGGATTTCTTTGATCTGGGCATCGGTCGTTTCTTCAAGGAGTTTCAGGCGCTCTTTGTATGCCTCTTCGATCCTTTCCTTCTGTTCGTTCAGCAAGTCTTTGTAGTGTTCAAACAACCGTTCGTCTATTTCCCATTGCTCTTCCATGTCTATTTCTCTACTGCGCTTTAGCCTTCTGAGTGCCCTGATTTGCTCTTCAACAGTGAGCATCCCCATCCGCGCAAAGTGGTCTAAGGGCCGAATTACACTTTCGAAGGCATCAGCTCCTTTATTTACTTCGGCAATTAGGTCCTTCATTTCTAGCTTTGTTTCGAACAATTCCCCCTCTAATTGCTTGCTTAAAACCCCCATATTTCTCATTTCTTCATTATATTTACCTGTAGCAATTTCCCCCGCCAACATTTGTCTATTAAGTTCTTCTTGCGCCTTGGTTAAATCCTGGATTTTTTCTTGAATATCCATATATTTACTGGTTAGTTCCATGAGAATCTTGGCCCGAATTTCTTCCGCGCGGTTTAGGTCTTCCTTGGTAGCTCCTTCGCGGGCGTACCACCTCAGTTGAGTTCTGAGACTTTCCAACTCAGCTTCTCTTATATCCCAAATCATCTGGGCCTTACTTATCCCGCTACTTATTACTTCCTGCCACTTCCACCACTCGACGCTGTTTTGAGCCATCTGCCGCGTGTTCTCTTGAATCTGGCTGGACAACTCCTGGAAAGCCTGCCGCCCTTCCTCAGTAGTGCGATTAACATTCTTCATTCGTTCTTCAAGTTTCTTGTTGGCTTCTGCTAGTCTGATGTTCTCGTCGTGAAGTCCTTTCTGCATTTCCTGGGCCAACTCAATCAGTCTTGTATGGTCTCGCAAGGCGGCTAGGTGGCTGTCCCAAGAAGCACCTTCGCGGCTGAAGTAGTCAATGCGGGCTTGTAATAGGTCGACTTCCTCTTGACGGCGGGTGTTGAGTTCTTGAATGGCATCCACAGCTTCCATAACCGTGTCAATGTACCGCCTGATAGCATCGGTAAGTTTTCCCGTCTCCCCTGCACTAACGCCCGCAGCCCTCGCAACCTTTCCTTGGGTCTGGCTCAGGGAGTTAAGATGAGACTGAAGTTTGGTAATAAGTTGCTGGTACTCTCTAGCTTTGTTCGCGTAGTACTGGGATTGTTGCTCAGCCTTGTGTGCCTCGGTAATATTAGTCATATTCAAAAGGTTGCTGTCATTCGTCATCCAAGCACTCCGTAAGGCTTGAGCACGTTCGGCCATAGCTTGGGCTTCCAGAAGAGCGGCGTTCATGCGGGTGATAGTTTCGCGAATCATGGTTTGAGTCATAGCTTTTTCATTTTCCGCAATCGCTTTCTGTTCTTGGTTCTTGGCCTGAATCTTCTTGTTGATAGCCTCGATTTCTTTGTTAACTGCTTCTACGGTAAAACCGG